CAATAATTGTAAATTAATTTGATGGCTACATACAACGACTACCCACAATCTGCTACTAACAACGCCAAGAAAGTTCTTGAGTGGAAGAAGAAGTATGGTAAGGAAGTTAAAGGTATGACTAATGTAGGTTGGACTCGTGCCAATCAATTAGCATCAAAAAGAAAACTATCGTATGAGACTATTGCAAGAATGGCTGCGTTTAATCGCCATAGAAAGAATGCTGCGATTGACCCTAAGTTTAAGGATACGCCTTGGAAAGATAGAGGTTATGTGGCTTGGCTTGGTTGGGGAGGAACAAGCGGTGTTAACTGGGCAATTAGAAAAGCTGAAAGCATACGAAAAGGAACAGTTAAGGCAAGTGTTGATGTGGCTGACGTCCCGTGGGGTGACCGTAAAGTCAAAGATGATTATGCTACACAAGGCAAGGATGGCAGCATTAAGAAATCTCCCAAAGCACCTAAAAGCGATACTCCTAACAAGAATCCTAAAGGTGTTGGAAAAGGTGGAAAGCTATCTCCAAAGATTATTAAGTCTATAGAGACTAAGGTAAGTAAGCACAATGAAAAGTACCCCGATAAGAAAATTGGTGTCGGAGCTGCAAAGCGTGTTGTACTTCGTGGTATGGGTGCTTTTAACACAGGACACTCACCAAAGGTTACAAGTGCTACACAATGGGGACTTGCACGACTAAACGCATTTATGTACTTGGTAAAGAACGGCAGACCGTCTAACCCAAAGTATGTACAAGATAATGACCTGCTACCAAAGTGGCATAAAAAAGCAAAGAAGAATGGATAAACTACCATTATTTGATATATCATTAGAAGACATCGCTCAAGGGATGTACAAGATTTCTCTTGTAGACAAGCCCGCTATTGAGGAAGACTTCATCCACTTCAATGAAGTAGAGAAGGTACAGATGTTTGCTGATGAAAAGAAGAAAGAAGTTGTAGGACCTATTATGATTCCTAACAAGGAAATACTACGCTTCTCACCCGAGATGGGATATTACTATGTACGCTTCACTGCGGAGACAATCCAAGAGATTATGTACAAGTATTCCAAGGAAGGGTTATTTAACGCATTTGGCATTAACCATCAGAACGATACTGACGATGTAGTGATGCTTGAAGTTTGGACTAAAGAGAGTGATAACGATAAGTCTGTAGACTATGGTTATAACCTACCAAACGGAACCGTATTCGTAAAGGCAAAGATTGAGTCTGACGAATTATTTACTGCAATTGAAAATGGAGAGATTAATGGTTTCTCTATTGAGATTAAGGCAGATATTAAACCAACAATTAATAACGAAGAACAAATGAACGAATTTAGTTTTGGCAAAGAACTTGGTAAGTTGGAGGCTCAATTTGAGACGATGACTAACAAGTACGAAGCAAGAATTGAAGCTTTGGAGAACGAGAACAACTCGCTCCTTGAAGCTGTGACATCTTTTGAAGATAAGTTTGCTGGTGTTTCTGATTTGAAGGAAGCCATTGAAATGATTCAAAAGCACATCGCGTCTATGGGTGACTCTCAAGAAGAGATGACTGAAGACAAGGATGAAGAAGAAATGGCTCATACTCCCGAACACAAAGAGGAGGAAGAGAAAGAAGAAATGAAGGATGACAAGTACGAAGCTACTGAAGAAGTTGCCGAGGAAGTCTCTGAAGAATTTACTGCTGAAGAAGAAGCTACAGAAGCTGAAGTTGAGGAGCAATTTGCTGCTGAACAAAAGGCTGAAGAAGTTGAAGAAACAGTAGAAGACAAGACAGTAGTTTTTAATGGTATCACTTCTGAGAAGGTGGATATGATTAATAACTTCTTTAACCGCAAGTAATTATTGTAAATTAATTAAACGAATCCTCTTAAATTAAAATAAAATGAGTATAGTAATATCAAACTTGCCATACGGTGACCGTCGTCCAGACTTGTTCATTGACACTATGGTAAAATCGGCAGCGGTATTAAACCGTTTTCGCCTTGTTGACGGTGTTAAAGCTAAAGTAAACGTACCTATCTTTGACGCTACATTATCTTTCGGTTCAGACCTTTGTGTCTTTGACGGCAATTCTGCTGCTACAATCGGAGAAAAAGAAATGACTGTAACTACTTACAAGTGGTCTTTCCTAAACTGTAAGAACGCTCTTGAGTCTTCTTACCGTGGTCTTCTTTTAAAGAAAGGTCAGAACAATCCAGAAACTATGGATGCTGACTTTAAAGACTGGGTATTTGACTACTTCGCAAAATTGTCTGCTGAAAAAGCATTGACTGTTGCAGGTACTGCATTGACTACTGAAATGGCTGCTGACGCTGCTGTATTAGATTACGATACTGATGCTGTATTGACTTCTGCTAACATCCTTGACAAATTAGAGGGTGCTTACGAAACAATGAGTGACGTTATGTTGGCTGCTGTTTACGGCGATGCTGACCGTGATTTCAAACCTGCTATCTTCTTGGGAACTGCTGCTATGCAACACTACCAAATCGCTATCGCTGGTCTTTACACTACTACTCCACAAGGTGTTGTAGAAGGTGGTGTACCGAACTACTACGGTATGGAAGTTATTCACTTCCCATCTATGCCTGCTAACGAATTTATGATTGCTGCTGCACAGAACATCGTAATGTTGACTGATGAGTACAATGACGTTCGCGCAATTGATATGAAGTACGAAGCTGAATTATCTTCTGATAAAATCTGGGGACAGTTCAAGTTAGGTTTCTCTTACCTTAAAGGTGACGAGATTGTCTACGCTAAGAACTTCGCATAATTAAATAATAACGGAAGGGCCTTGCGCCCTTCCTTTAATACCCTATAAAAAATGGCTTGTACTGTAACTCTTGCTGATATCACTTACGGATGTGATGATTTAGGTATTGGTGGTATTGTAGAGCTTCACGTTTCTTCACGTGCTGCTGCAATCGCTGTCCTTACTTCTGACGCTCCTACTCGTGTGGTATCTGCTGCAAGTGGTGCTGCTTCTGATGTAGTTCAATTCTCTTTCAACTTGAAAGATGGATTCTCTGTATTCTCTGAAGTTAAAACCGCTAACGCTGATGGAACTTTTTCTACTGTTCCAACTATCTCGGCAGAATTTCCAAAGATGGATGCTTCTCGTATCACTGCTTTAGACCAAATGTCTAATGGCGCACCAGAATTAGTAGCTTTCGTTAAGACTGCTGCTGGAACTCACCACGTTTGTGGTTTAGATTTCGGTCTATATGTTTCTACTATTGATGGTAACTCTGGAACTGGTCGTGCTGAAAAGAACCGTTTCCAAGTAACCTTGACTGGTGAGGAAGCTGGATTATCTTACAGCATCACTGAAGCTCTGTTTGATACTGCGACTGCTTAATAGCAATCTTGTAAATTAACACAAGGGGGTGAGGCGAAAACCTCGCCCCTTTTTATTTAAAAATATATGGCTTTCAATTGTAGCATCTTATTAAGCGATATTGATATCAATTGTAACAAACGAGTTACGGGTGGTATCAAGAAGGCTGTCCTATTATTACAAAAAGACTTGACGATTACTTTCAGCCCAACGGATGAGACTCAAGTAACTCAAGTAGACACATTAAACACCGTAACCTTTGAACACAACACAAAGGACGGTACTACAACATTTACAGAAATCAAGAACACATCTAACGGATTAGGTGTTGTTACTACTGATATTACTATTCAGACTCCTGCTGTAGATAACAAGGTAAATCAAATAGACCTTATGAGCCGCAGAGAGGACATCTGCTGCGTTCTTTTACACAACAATGACACTGTGACTATCAGTGGATGGATGGATGGCTTAACGATGAACTATAACGCTAATAGCGGTACAGGAGTATCGGATAAATCTTTTGTTGATATAACACTAAATACTGAAAGTGGTATTGCTTCTTTAGCAATCAATGATAAAGCGGTGTTTAGCGACCAAACCATTTTTGATTAATGGGTTACTTAATTAGCGGCGGAACGGGATATATGAAGGATGCGGTAACGACTCCTTCTACAGAGAAGAACTACCTTTATGTAAGAGGTGGTTATAGCGGTTCTGTTGTAAATTCTATAGAGGGAGAAGGATTAGTATTCTTCCTACAACTACACGATTAAAATTATATAATATATTATGGCTTACGAAACTATTGTTAAAGAAGGAAACTTCTACCAGTCAGCTACGGGTGACTATGGCTTCCGTTTATTAGAGGTTGGAGAAGCCTCTGTTGCAGGTGAGAGCTTTAGAGCTATCCAAGCGATTGAGGGAGCTGTCGTTACGACTACTACTCAAGTAGGTGATGCGTTAACAAACCTTGGTATTGGTGAAGGTACAATCATCTACGGTAAATTTGATAGCGTATCTTGTGTATCGGGCAAGGTATTGGCTTATAAAGCACTGTAATGAACTATGTTAGGACTACTAAATACCGTCCTTTCAAGGGGTGGTTCACTATTAACTTTTGTAAAGGATGGACTTGTTATGGCTAATAGATTCCTTACACCACCTAAACTAACATTTCCTGTTGATGCTTCTGCTGAATTCAACGGGACGAGTGATTATATTACATTTCCAACATTTTTTCCCGTTGATGAAATTTCGGTTTCTTATTGGGTGAATCGTGGCTCGTTAACGGGTGCGACTAATAACCAAATGTTTTTTCAAGGCACTGGATATAATGGCAATGGATTTTACACGGAATTTAACACTGTTGGCAACCTTCAAGTTGTAGTGGGTTTAACACTAATAGCAAGTACAACCCAAAACATTGGAACCAATCAATGGGATTATGTTTCTTTAACTTATGACGGAACAAATCTAAAGGTTTATATTAATGGTTCATTAGAAACAACTCAATCCGTAACAATCACAACGCCTACATTATATTCTCAATTTGGAAGATATACAAATACAAGCGCGTACTACGAAGGTAATGTGGCAAACCTCGCGATATGGAACCGCGCACTTTCAAGCGATGAAATTAATTCCGTGATGTGGAAAAGCTACGAAGGTTTAGAAGGTGCGGAATCAAACG